GGCGCTGTTCGACGCAATCCTGTCGAAGTACGGCGACCTTATCGGCAAGTCTGTCGGTCAGGATGCTCCAAGTGATCGCAACCTCTTGCGCCGCGCTGGCACTCGCATCAACGACTGGATGCAGTCGCGCCGTGCTGGTGAACGAAGGCAGCCCGATGAGGGTCGGCCCGGATTGCAAGACAAAGGTGTACACGATGACTGACACAGGCTGGGAACTGTCTCCCAACCGCGTCGTGATCCCTGAAGGGTGGTACGTCGTGCCACCCTCTTTCGTTGAGGAACCCAAGTAATGCCAAGCGTCGCACTCACAACCACCCCTCGCTTTTGGATGAAGGGCTATGGCACCAACCTTGCCATCGCCAGCGCCAACGACACCGACGTCGGCACGCTGTCAACCAACGTGCCAGCAGCAAACACCGCTGGCGTTCACCACGTCGCCGAGCGCAATCTCGCCAAGTTGGTTTTCTTTGGCGCCGGATCGGAGAACGCGCAGTTCTACGCCAACGTCTACGGCTACGCGCCTGTCAATGGCGGCGCCGCAACCCTGTGGGTTCCGACGCTCATCTGCCGCGTTCTCTGCACGCTGTCGGCAACCGTCGGCGTGGCCGGGCAGGTGATCATCGACACCGACAGGCTGTGCGATGCCATCAGCCTGATTGAAGGCGACCCGACCATCAAGATCGTCAGCGACGTCAACAACCGCGTCGCTTCGGTGCTTGTCGATCTTGAAGGCGCACACTACATCGCCGTCAAGTTTGACTGGACTTCGCTGGCATCGCAGGCAACCAACGCCAACTTCCTATTCTCGACTCTCTGATGCAGATACCCGGCCTGTCATTCACCAAGTCATACGGCGCCACGGGATACTGGCGCACGACGTGGCGTGGGTTTGACAACGTGACTCGCTTCAAGAATGAGATGGATGGCCCTTTGTTCGATGCGGCACAGGCGGTTGTTCCAATCTGCATGGCTCCGCTCGACAGCATCTCGACAATCGAAGCGACGTTCGGAAGCGGCAACTTGATCCTGTTCCATTCGGGAACACGATCAATCGTCAATGCTTTGCCGACCCCGACTGTCACGCACAACGCAAGTCAGTATGGGTCGTCGTCCGCTCACGCGTACAGCCTTGCGACGCACTCGTTCAGCACCATTCAGAACACTAACCCCATCACCATCATGGCGTTCGTGAAGGTCAATGCGGCGAACACCGCTTCGGAACAAGTCGTTTGTGGCTTGTACGGAACGACGACGTCGCAGAACTTCATAGAACTGTACATGACGCACGATGGGGCTGGTCACCGACCAGCGTTCCGCTGGGGCACCCCATCGTCGCCATCAGGCCCGGTCGACGATATTTCAGGTGGTACAACAAGCAATGACAGGTATCCCGGCAGCGACTACCTGACGGAGTTTCCGGGATACGTTCACCTTGCCGCCGTGATCGACGGAAACAGCGCAAGGCTGTACGTCAATGGAGCGCTTGTATCGACCTACGACCTTGGAGGCGCGTTCACGCAGACGATGGGCGCACGAACCATCTCTGTTGGCGCTCGTCGAATCGGAAGCACGGTCACGCTCGCAAGCCAAGCGTCGATCTGCTACTTCTCCGTGTACGGAGCGTCGCTTGATAGGGGGCAGATTGCACGCATAAGCAAATGCGGGCTTCGATCTGCCGATTGTGAGATGCAAACCGACGTCGACGTGGTTCCGTTTCCAAACCCATTTGACAGGCAGGGACAGGGCGTTGTTGTCGCCAATGCCAACAAGATGACCCGGATGCCCATGACGGAATACGGGTCGTTTGCCGATGAGATCAGGGAAAACGGCAGCATTGGCTTCACGGTGGTCATGGACATTGCGTCCGTCAACATCGCGGCTATGACGACTGGTCAGCGTCACACCCTGTTCGACATGATGTCGAACCAAACGGCGACTGGAGGCGGAGGCGGCGGGCCGGGCGGCGGGCCGGGTGGCCTTGGCACAGCCTACTCATGGGGCCACGTCTACCTGTACAAGTTGAACTCGACGACCGTGTGGCTTGAAGCGCGCTGGGGAAGTCAGGGCGATGGAACTCCGACAAACAGCACGCTCATCAGCACGACGTCGGGAACCATTCTGAAGCGCGGACACATAGCCGTCGTGTTCGGAAAAAACCAAAACAGCCCGTCTACAACTCGCATCTACGTCAACGGCAAGCAGGTGTACGCGCATCCCGTGCTGACCGGAGTCGATGTTGGTCTTGGCGACTTCGACGCTACAACTCCGGCGTGGCATGAGCCATTCGGACTGTCGCACACCGAAACTGGCGAAGGAAGCAGCGATCTTTCACCGCGAGTCAAGAGCGGCTCGTTTGCGTTCTTTCCATCGCGGCTGACTGCAACGCAAGTCAACAAGTTGTTTCGCGTGTGGCGCGGAGTTCGCGGCAACCGCCATAGGTTCAACCATAGGCTTCCGCGACGTTACTTCCAGTACCACGGGCCAACGAGGCAGGTATGAGCACACTCAAAGCCAACACCATCCAATCAAACACCGCAGGCACGGTCACCATGCCGGAGCCTGTGTCGATGTCGAGCACGCTCAATGTGACTGGCGCAACCACGTGCACCACGCTGACATCTCGAAGCATTGCCGACAGCGCGACGACTTCGTCAAGCAGAATCGCCGTCAGCAACAGCGCTGTGACTATCGCCCCGGCGACGACATTCTCGTCGACTGTTACGGCAAGCGGACTGATCACGGCAAGCGCTGGATTGACTTCGACCAGCGGCCTGACGGTGTCATCAGGAAGCACGTCGACGCAAGCGCTGACATGCACGTCGCTGACGGTCGGAAGCACTAACTTCAGCCCAACCAGCCCATCGCTGCTCAAGGCATGGGGACAACTGGACATCACGTTCAACGCATCCGCACCGCACACCACGATCACTACCCTGACGCTTGGCGCCAATGCTTCGGGATGCACCGCAGCGCTGATCAACGGCGGCGTTGGCGGAACATTCCGCATTACCTTCTCTACGGCGCAGACAGGAACGAACTACATCGTCCTGTTCCAAGACAACCATGAGGGAGCGAATACCAACCTCATCCATCCGAAGGTGACGACGAGAGCAGCAGGAACTGTTGACTGCACGGTCACAAACACACTCAACGGCTCCAATCCGTCGAAGATCATGTTTATGGTCACACAGAGCGTCTAACCATGATGACGATGCTTGAAATGGTCAACGACACGCTGCGCAGGCTTGGCAAGCCGCGCGTTGCTGCGCTTGATACCAGCGGAACGTCGACGCAGTCTGAAGTCGAGCGTTGCATCAGCGACGCCAGCAGGAGATTGCAGACACGCAAGTGGCTGTTCAACCACATTCCAAAGGCCAAGTACACGGTGGCCGTTGGAAACGCCCTGACCACGGCAGAGATTGCCGCCGTACCAATCCTTCACGTCGACGCTGCCGATGACTACATGTACAAGAACTACACCATCAGGGATGGCAAGTTGTTCGACATCGAACTGAACACAAGCACGTTCCCGAAGGACACCGACTTCTACCTTCAGGTGACCCTGCTGCTGCCTGTGACAGACCTTCCCGACTCATTCGCACAGTACGTGGTTGCACAGGCTGCCTTCAACTTCAACAGGCATTTCGTCGGCAATCAGGCCCGGGACGCGCAGTTGCAGCAGGAGATCGTGCTTGCGCAGTCGCAGGTCAACCGCGAGGAAATCCTTGCCAGCGACGTGAACGTCCTGTCCACCGCAGACGTCCAATCCGTCAAGGGTCGCCCCGCTTTCAAGTACATCGAAGGGTACGTAGATGCCTAACCCATACACCATCGTCGACGCCATCAATCAGGTCGTGGAAACCATTGGCGAGTTCCCGATGGGCGGGACAACCCGTCCAAGCGCTGGAGGCGACACGACGTCGATCTACTGGCGTGCAGAAACCTTCATCGACCGCGCTATGTATCAGGTGCTGGCGCAGGGATGGCCGGAGAACACCGAGCGTGCCCGCGCTTTTACAGCCAACGGCTCCGGCTTGGTGACGGTGGCAAACATCCTGTCGATCAAGGCAACCGGGCCTGATCACTACCGGACGCTGGTGATCCGCAACAATGCCGGAACGCCGACCGTGTACGACGCCGACAAGCGCACTTTCAACCTTGGCGCCAGCGCTGTCGTCTACCTAGACGTGACGGTGCTGCTTACGTGGGAAGACATCCCAGTCAAGTTGGCCGATGTCGTGGTGGCGCAAGCCAAGTTGCTGTTCCAGCGTCGTCTTCAGAACAGCCAGTTGGCTGACTCGCAGATGCAGCAGGAGTACATCCAGTCGGAAATCAGGGCTGACCGCAACGAAGCAAAGCGCAGCGACCTTCCGCCCAACACCCAACCGCAGTTCCCGCAGGCCGGAGGAGGCCAGCGCGAGCAGGGAGGCTAAATGCCAACGACGAATCTGTATCAGCGCATTCCCGGGCTGATGCACGGCATCAGCAAACAGTCGCCGACGATCCGGTATCCGGGTCAGGTTGCAGACGCGCTGAACGTCAACTTCAACGTCGTCGATGGCGCTCGAAAGCGTTCGGGAACAAGGAACGTAGCATTCATCAGCGGCGCAGCGTACAACCAGCAGTATCGAATGCACCGCATCGAACGCGATGATGCAGAGGAGTACCTTGTCGTTGCTGGCTCCAGCGGGTTCATCAGGATCATTGACGCCAACACAGGTACGGTGGTCACGCCGACAATAACTACTGCTGCATCTCAATACCTTGGGTATGGCGGCGCCAAGGCAGAGAACCTTCGGTTCGTGACGATTGCCGACAACACGTTCATCGCCAACACGCTGCGTCCTACGGCAACTACTGGCAACGGAACAGGGATCAACGGCAGCACCATGCCTGTCAGAATGCAGCGAACGACTACGTCGCCGCTGGCATTCAGCATTGATGTGTGCACGTGGAAAGATCGCCCGTTCTACAGGCAGGTTTTGTCTGCTGGCGCAACGGCTCCGACTAGCGGAGTCTTCAAGTTGAGTTATCTTGGCGACGTCACTCCGACCACGCTTTCGTACCGATGTACGTCCAAGCAGGTCGACGAATGCCTGACCGGAAACGGACTTGACCCCGACGACTACCCGGACGACGCGATTCAGGGAATCCGATCAATCGTTCGCGGCAAGATCATCGTGACTGGCGGGCCACTTCCCGAGAAGGACATCTACATTGACTTCTCGCCTGACCTCAAGGTCGACAGCCTGATCAGCATTGTGCAAAGCACGATGAACGGCTCGTCGTATTTGGTCGAGCGCGGAGAAGAGTTTACGCAGCCAGCACCGAAGTTCATCAAGGAAGGTCGGAAGATTGTCGACATTGGCTACTTCCGCAACAGACTCATCCTGTGCAGCGATGACTTCGTGTTCTTCAGCGCGACCGACGACTTGTTCAACCTCTTCAAGGAGCGCGCTGACCTACTGACGGATGCTGACCCCATTGAGGTTCAGTTGAGTGCGAACGACGTCACCATTGTCGACCACGTTGTACCATACCGACGATCCGTTCTTGTCCTGACCCGGGCTGGGCAGCAGTTTGAAGTCACCAGCGGTGACGTGTTCGGCCCGGGTCAGGTTGCCGTCAGCCCAAGCACGCGGTACTCGACGAAGGCCATTCGCCCCGTTGCAGTCGGTGAGCGCATCTACATGCTTGGCGACCACCCAAGCAAGACGCTGCTGTACGAATACTTCTACTCCGACACGGCTGTCAGCAACGTCGCAGCGGACGTCACAAAGCATGTCGACGACCTGCTTCCAAACGCAGTCATCGGGATGGACGCAAGTGCCAACAGCGACATGGTGTGCTGCATTGCCCGTCCTGATGCCGACGACATTGAGCGTGTTGTAACCAGCGCGCAAACTGGAAACTGGAGCCTGTCGACGACATGGGTCGGTGACGTGGCTCCGCAGCCGTACGACACGGCAATCATCGCTCCCGGTCACACGGTCACTCTTGACTTCTACCCAGTTCCTCCGGCCAAAGGGACGCTGCCTGCATCTTTGATGTACGTGTACCGCTCGTACAACATCGGAAACGAGCGAAAGCAAAGTTCTTGGAGCGTGTGGCAGTTTGGCACGGACAACGTGCAAGACGCCAAGATCATTGACGATGAACTGTTTATCCTTCGGCGCGACGACGAGCAGATCGGAGGAACGTCAGGCATCTTCGTCGATAAGATGAATCTGACCGACGAATCATCGCCGCAAACGGGCTGGACGAATCAAGTTCAGATTGATCATTACCGCATGTTCAACGCCGGGCAAGGCACGTACAACGCTGGTGGCAACTACACGTCGTGGACTCTTGGCTACTACGATTCCGCAATCGACACATGCGTCTTTGACGACTTCACAACCGCAGCGGCTACGCACGTCAACGGCGCCGTTCGGGTGACTGGCAATCACAGCGCCAAAAAGGTCATCGTTGGGCGCTCGTACGGCGCATTGATTGAGTTGAGCGAAGTTATCTTCAGAAACGAAGACCGCCCCGTCACCGAAGGGCGAACCATGCTGCACAAGTTGGTCGTCGACCACGTCAACAGCGGCAAGTACCTTGTCGACGTGACGAGAACGCCGGGAATCTCTTCGACATCTTCGTACATTCCAGCGGGCGGGTTCAATGAGTACGGTACGTTTACCTGCTGGGTGAGTACGCAGACCAACAGGTGCACGATCAAACTTACGTCTGACACCGTTCTTCCGGTCACGTGGAGCGGTGTCGAATACCACGGTACGTTTGCAACATTGCGGGAGTTCAAGTAATGACTGGTGCAGAAATCCCAGCGATCATCGCCATTACGGCAGCAAGCGCTGCTGCATCTACAGCAAGCGCTGTAATGATGAATCAGCGCATCAAGCAAGGCATTGCCATGCAGGCTGCTGCAAATCAGGATCGTCAGAAGCAACTGACGTCGCAGCGCAACCTGATCGAATCGCAGATCACCGACCGTGCTGCGGCAGAATCTCGCATGAAAGAACGTGAAGCGTCAGCCGCTCGCGGTCGACTGCGAGCCGGAGCCGCTATGGCTGGTCTGTCGACTGGAAGCGGCGTTGGCGAGCAGATGATGAATCAACTGTTCTTCGACGAATCGTTTGCCAAGGACATGATTGAACGTGGTCGGTATGAGTCGATCCGAAGGGCAAACCTCGACTACCAGCAGCAGCAGTTGTCCAGCACGCAGGCGTACCAGTCGCAGGCGATGAACTACTCTATGCAGGCACAGAACCCGTTCCTTTCGGGCGTCACGGGTGGTCTTCAGGGGCTTGGAACGGGCCTGTCGATTGTCGGAGGAATGCGGCAACTCCAAGGCCCGGGCCAAGACATGTTTGGCAACGCGCTTCCTGTCCCTACCGGAGGTTGATCAATGGCAGCACGAAACGAAACGCCGCGCTTGCCGACGACCCTGCTGGAAGGGCGAGAACTGCCGCCGCCTCCGCAGACGTCGTTCTACACCAACCCGGTTCCGGTCATCGCTGTCAACGTGCCGGATCAGTTGCAGCAGATCATGCTGACGCTCAAGTCGGCGCAAAGCGCATTCGGAGAACTTGGTCAGTTCTACGGTCAGCAGCGTCAATGGGAACAGCAGTACCTGACCATGAAGCGTGGCGTAGGAGCCGACATGGCTGTTGACGACGTCGCCATCGCCAAGCAGTTGCCGACGGCTCCGTTTGACCCAAACGTCGTCAAGTATGCGCCACCCGACGCCATCGGCGATGACCAGTTGCCTGATTACTACGGTTCCCTCGCTGACAATCTTGTTCCGAAGGACGCCGGAGATTCCGTCAGGGCGGGATTCAGGGATAAGTTTGTTCCGGCTGCCGTTGACGCGGCCATTCAAATGCGCACCAACATGCGCAAGGAAGAGCGAGACAGTCGCGTCAACATGTTCGTCAAGGGAGTGACTGCGCAGGCCGGAATCCCGTCCAAGGATCAGGCATTCGGGGAAATCTTCGTCGAGCCTCGCGAAGGTAACGAACAAGCGCGATGGGAATACACGTGGATGCGCGAGAACTGGAGCGATCAGATGTACGCCGACACCGTGCTGCTTCCTGCGGCGCAGTTGGCGTTTGATCAGGGCGATCAGCGCAAGGCTGGTCAGTTGATGAGCGCAGCCGCAAAGGATGCCAGCCCTGACAAGTGGGGAACGATGGAGGCTCGTCTGCGCAAGGCAACGGTCGATGACGACAAGGAGTTCGTCAAGGCCAACATCCAAGCGCTGCACTACATGATGACCAACCCGACCGGATCGACAATGTCGTCGCGGCTGGACATGAACATGCGCGCTGATCGCGTTGCACACGGCATTGGTCGACTTCAGGACAACGGCGGGTGGGACGAAAGCGCGCAACGTCAGTTCGTACTTGATGCAGACACCGTGATCCTCAACAACACGCTTCCCATTGATGACCGGATTGCGTTCGCGCAGGCGCTTGTGGATGGGCTGTACACGTTCCCGATTGATGTCGACCGGGAAGCAATCAGTCCCAATCCAAACGATCCAATGGCAGCGCAAAAGATGATGGCGCGCTACAACACGGCGTATGACCGGATGAAGAACGGAGAGGAAGTCACCGATAGCGACTGGGAAGACATGGACATTCCGGTCGAACTTGACTCTCGAATGATCTTCTCGCCCGACGACCCGGTTGTCACCAACCTGAACATCAGGATTGACAGGCTGATGGGGCTTCGTGAAACGGAAGCCAAGGCCGTCAAGGACAACAACGACAAGCGCACGGACACCATGACCACCGAGATCATGCTGTTTCTTGCCAGCCCGAACGCAGCGGAGCCGACCAAGGTCGCAGAGTTCAGCGCCAAGTTGGACGACAAGTACGGCAAGGACGGCGTGGTGATGATGCGTCGGCTGGCCGGGCAGGAAGGCAATCAGTTCCGCGACGACAACGCAACGCGGTTGCTGGTTCGCATGAGCGAGGCGACTAGCGCGGCAGACTTGGCTGCAATCGAAGCGGACGCACAGATGCTTGGCAGCAACGGCCTGTTGTCGCCGGAAGCGTTCAAGCGAGTTCAGGATGCCCGAACTGCGTGGCAGACAGGCGCAAGCATTCGCGATGACGTAGACGTCAAAGAACTGCGCACAACTATTGCACAAGAGTACGACAACATTGAGTTTGCCGTGTCCAAGGAGAACGGCAACGTCGTGCTTGATCAGGCAACTGGCACGTTCAAGGCGATTCCGACCCCGGGAGCGCAGATGCGTCGGCAGAAGATGCTTCGCGACTTCGACCGTCAGGTCAATCAGTTCCTGATGCGCGACGATGTTCGAGCGCGCATGCGAACAGATCCCTTCAAGGTTCGCGAGGAACTGATGGACAGGATTGAGCCGATGTTTACCATAGACGTCATTCGCGGCTTCCATGCCGACGGCCAGCGCAAGATGCAAGAGGGCAACACGCGATGAGTCAGATGCCTACGCCTCCCGATCCAATCGAAGAAGAGCGCCGCCGACGCACCGACGGCATGGTCGACAAGCGCGGAGGCTTTGCGGCGATGCCGTCGCCGCCTGCTGAATCGGGCATCAACACCCCAGCAGAGCAGGCGTTTGCCGAGGGCATGCGTGCTACTGGCCGCACATCCATGACCGAGCAACTTGCCGCAGCGGGGGCCGAAACTCCGCAGCAAGCCGGAGCGATGGCAGAACAGCAACTGCGCAGTCGCAACGCAGGGACTGGATACGGAGCGCCGCAGAAGTTTGACCGAGCAGAAGAGCAGGCATTGCGCGACGTTGCAGCAACAGCACGTTCGGGCGGCCCAATGTTCCCGCAGGACGAAATCACGGCCATGCGCCTTATGCAGGCGCAGATGCGTCAGGATGCCAGCATTCTACCGATGGTGATGCAGGTCACGGGATCAGAGGACACCAAGGAAAGCAACAACGTCCTCAACAAGATCAGGGCAAGCGTTGCGTTTGACGACGCCAATGCTCCGGCAACCTACGAGTCTGCCGTTGAAGCGAATCAACTTGCTCGCCTGAATCCGTACCGCGCCGAGGTTCTTGGTCAGAAGGAACGCGAAGCGCTCAAGGAGTACGGGGACATTGTCCTCGACCCGAACTCGTCGCCTGAAGACAGGCTTGCCGCGCTTACCGAGTGGGTTCGTATCGACCGAGATACCGCTCCCGGTCGCGATGCGATGGCGCGTCAAGCAGCCATTGACTTTGGCAAGAAGAAGGTCGGATACTTCACCTACGACGACTACGTCGCGTGGTACTACAAGACCGAAGGCAAGGACAGTTGGCTGTCGTCGTGGACGAAGTGGCCTTCGTACCTGACTGTCGGCGAGGCTGGCGATCCCGAGCGCACGTCAGGAACTTATGGCGCCGGATACGTGTGGAACAACCTGATGGATGGCGCTGGCCTGATCCTTCAGGCTCCACAGCGCGCTGGCGAATCGGCATACAACCTTGTCGTCAGGGACGTCTTTGGTGGGACGCCCCTGACGTACACGGACAACATGTACTCGTCCGAGTACGTCATTCCCAACCTTGCTGGCGGCATTGCCCAGTTCTACGTCGGATACGGGCCGATCAAGTCACTTGCTGGCCTTGGACGCGCCGGAGCGGCGCCGAACTTCATCCGCGCTGCACTTGCAAGCGAGGCTGCCACGTTCATTGTGTTCGATCCGCGACACGGCAACCTTGCGTCGATGCTGCGCGAGTTCGGCATCGGCGAGGAGGCGCTGGCCGGGCTTGACGCCAAGAAACTGGCTGAAGGCGGCGAAGGCTTCAAGGCGCGATTCACCAGCGCCATCGAAGGCTTGATCATGGGCGCTGCCGTCGAGAAGGCAATCATCCCCGGCGCCGCGCGCGCTGCCGGAGCCGCTGGCGGTGCTGGTCGAGCGACGATGGCAAACGCCGTCAGGTACTTGGAGAAGATGGGCGGATTCGAGCCTGACTCCATCCTCAAGACGCTGCCGCGACCGATTCGCGAGGCAGCGATTAGCAAGGACACGGCACGGGCTGTGGCTGAACTGACCGCGTACGGAGTCGAGCGCAGTCGCCGAATGGGGAAACTGCTATCCGAAGGCAAGACGCATGAGGAAGCGCTGCTTTCCGTGCAGAAGGAGTTCCCTCTTCAGCAGTACGTCGATGGCGTTCGTCGCGTGACTCGCGCAATGATTGCAAGTTCGTTCAACGTGTCAGCGGATCAAGCCGATGTTCTGTTCGGTCGCTTTACCGCTGCCGGGCTTGATTGGGAGCGCGTGTTCTTCACGCTTCCTGACAACGTCAGCGAGCGCATGCACAAGTTGCTGTACGAAGGCGCCGAGCAGATGCGTCAGGCTGGCGACGCCGGAGTGTCTGCAATCGTTCGAGGTGGCGTCGGCGAAGAGATGGGGCTGACCATCAACGACGCAGTTGCCGTGTACACCAACAGCAACAACTGGTGGAAGCGCAAGGAACTTTGGCCGAACGGCGAACCTCCGGCGACGTTGAGCCAAGCCGATGTCGAGCGACTTCCCGGCCAGTTGCGCACAATGGCAGAGGATGCCCTGCGCGAACTGCGAGACAAGTATTCGCCGCAGGACGGATGGTCTACTCCAAGCGTCGGTGCGACGAAAGAGAAGCCTGCGCTCAAGTTTGACATCGACGAAGAGGGCGAGTTCAAGGCCATATGGAACTTTCAGAAGCAGAACCACACGTTCCATCTTGATGAGATGGGAGATGTTCTGAAGCCCGGTTCATCCGGTTGGAACACTCGCGTCGAAGACATCGCGACCAAGATGGTTGATGAAGTTCGGGTCATTGACCTCGTTGCTCGTCAGACTGGACGCAGCCCACTCAAGACTCGAATGCAAGCGGTCATGTCCGCAAGTCGCTGGTATCGCGACGTCGCGGAAAGCATTCGTGGCAACTACGGCCCGTATGCTGACGTGTTCGCAGAACTGCTTGGAGCCACCAGCGCAAAGACTCCAGTCGCTACCAACTGGAGGTATGCAACCGACATTCTTCGCCAGTTTACAAGCGGCAAGTACGACGATCAGATGGCGAGATACGTGTCTCTGCTCGAATCGCAGCAGGCATGGGATGCTTCTGAATCGGCGGCCATTGCGGAGATTCGTGCCGCACGCGCTGTTGAAACAAAGGCCGCGATGTCTGCTGAAAGGGCGGCGAAGAAGGCTGGTGAAGCAAATGTTCCGCAAGGTGCGCGCGCGTATTCCAAGGCTGAACTGGACAAGTTGGTCGAGGATCGAATCGGCAAGCGTCCTGAACTGACGGAAGAGTTCAAGATTCGCAGCGACGTCGGCAACCTGTTCGGGAGCAACACCGAGCATGCGATGAAGGTTCTTGCGGCAACGTGGGTGACTGTCAAGCAAGGCAGCAATCCAAAGACGCGCAACTTCACAAAGAACCTGCTTGGCGACTTCAGCATGGCGACCGTTGATGTGTGGGCTGCCCGCTCATTGCAGCGGATGGCAAACATGCCTCGAATCGCAATGGACGAGTCTTCCGCTGGAACCCTTTGGGATCGGCTTGGTTCTGCTCGAAAGCAAGAGACAGGCCGTATTGCGCCATCGGCAGAAGAGGGCGTTGTCGGTGCATACCAGCCAACCGCCGGAGCCATTGTTGATCCCGAGACTGGCGCTGTCATGGGAGCAAAGAGAGGCTACGGCATCGGAAGCGCTTATGGCGTCGGTGCAGAAGCGTTCGATGTTGCCGCCAAGAGACTCAAGGAACAGCACGGCATTGACGTGACTCCGGCAGACCTTCAGGCCATCATGTGGTTTGCCGAGAAGGATCATTGGCACTACAACCTTGGGCAGAAACTCGACCTTGGAAGTTTTGAGAAGGGGCTGCGCAGGGACTTTGCTGGCGAGGGCGGTCGGTACATCTCCGGCACCCTTGGAGGACAGCCGGGCCGTGATCTTGCAGAGGCTGGCGCAAAGGCGATGGAACAGTCGCTTGCTGGCGATGCCAACCTGCTGTTCAAGAGAGCGACCATTGCAAACGGTTCAGTTGGTGGACGCGATGCAAGCGGATTCGTCGTCGACGTCGGCGTCACGAACTACGACATGCCTATTGAAGGCGGGCCGTTTGCAGCGACCAGCCCGGTTGACGTCAAGAGCACGGGAAACCGACGGCTCAATCAGGCAAGCGCAGATTCCGTCATCTCGCGCATGGCGCAGCATGCCAAGGAATCGAACAGCGAGTCGTTCTACGTTGCTCGAATCGTCACCGATATGACTGGTTCGGAGGTTCAGGTAACTCCTCCGGCAAAGTCAGGTCAGAAGCAAGCAGACGTAGCGCCTGTGAAGGTTGGAGAGGGAAACCTCAACCCAACGGCAAGCACGGTTGGAGTCGAGTTCCAGTTCAAGACTCCACTCGAAGAGAACAACCCTGCCATTCAGCGGCTTCGCAAGCAGTTTGCGGAGTTCGGCATGCAGTTCGACTCTGCCGCAGAGCGCGCCACCAACAACGTATCCGGCATTGCTGGGGCTAGGTCAATCTACGTTCCTGACTTTGATCCGCAGATCGTTGCTCTTGCTGACAGCGGTGCGACGTCCGCAGAGATTGCCAGCATGATTGAGAAGCGGAAGCGTGACTTCCGTTCGCTCGTCAGCAGGACGAAGCAGATCAAGGAGTTCAAGGACAACTCGACCGTCACTAACCTGACGGCTGAAATCGACGTGTACCATTCGCATCAGTTCGACGAACTGATTGGGCCGCAGGCAGCGGCAGAAGGAGCAGAAGATGCAACCCAAGCCGTCAAGCGCAAGTGGGCGCCCGAAACCCCTGAAGATCGAATCGCCCGAACAGCCCAGTTCAAGCGGGATGCAGCCGTCGGAATCGACGCCACCCCCGATGGACAGTCAGTCGAGCAAGCCGTCGGAGCCGGAGCAGTCAGAGCGACTGATGGTGATGTTTCTCCCAGCGCGACGAACGTAAACCCGACCGACGGAACGAAGATTCTGTTCAACACGTCAGGCGCGCAAGCACGCGCCGTGGCGGCCATCGAAGAGCAGACTGGCATCGCGTTTGTCGCTGGACTCAACATGCCCGACGTCGTGTCGGCTGCGCATGAGTTTGGTCACGCCCTGCGCAATCAGTTGCTCAACCGCAACCTTCCGATTGAGCGCCGCGCTGGCATTCCCGACACGACCATCGAAGCATTCGAGCAAGCGTACGGCGTCGTCAACGGAACGTGGACGCGAGGTCAAGAGGAATCGTTTGTCGACGACCTGCTTGAGGTTCTTCGCGATGGCACCGCTGTTCCGGCGCGGCTTGCTGGCGTCGGGCGCGACGAGCAGTTGATCATGGCGTCATGGCTGCGTGATCAATGGCGCGTGGCTCGCAAATCTCCGGCATCGACTGGCGTTCCCACCGACACGCGACGCTTGCTTGAGAACCTGTATTACCGCACCGACCTGCCGATTCAGTACGCGCCGGGTCGCTACCTGATGCCGATTGACCACTCTGCGGTCATCGCACGCATCCAGCAGGCGCAGGCAAACAACGAGGATTGGCTACAGGTCATCAACCCGAACGACGCGCTTGGCACCGCACGCATGCACGTCTTCGACGGCAGGCCGACCATGCGCGACGAGCGTACTGGCCGCTTCCGCGCGGGCACGGACAGGGAGCGAGCGTTTGCCTCGCCGAACGGCTACAACCTGACGCCAGCGCAGGTCAACGATCTTCGCACGCGAGCCGCCGCCGGAGATGCTGACGCGCGGCGTCAGATTGCCGACATTGATTCTCGACGGCAGGAGATTCGCGACAACCTGCGGTTCTTCGAGAACCCGGACGACCCGCTGATCTACATGGCGTACTTCGAGTCGCTGGCGCGGGAGATGGAAGCCCGCAACATGCTGGGCGGCCCGGCAACTCGCGACCAGTTGACGCGGCGCTCGTTGTCGATGTTCAACGAACTGCTGATGAACGATGCCGACGACCTGTCGCAGGGCATCGCTTCGATGTGGGCGCGTATGAACGACGTCAGCCGGATCGACCAAGAACTTCCGGCGTTTGTCAGCACGGTTCAGTTGGCTCTTCAGGGACAGTTGCGTCAGACCCACAGGCTTGCGCAGCGCGCTGTCCAAACCAACAACCCGGCAGACTTCGCGTTGCTTCAGCGTTCATTCTTTGACCTTCAGATGCTGCGCTTCCACATGCGCAACACCAAGACGGCGATGGGTCGTGGACTCAAGTCTCTTGATCCGCAGATGCTGCCGAACGCGGCTGAACTTCGCGACCTTCGCAACGCGCGCAACTTCCTTGAGCAGAACGGCTTTGTCGACGACATCGGCAGGCCGCTTGCAGAGACTCTTGCGCGCATTGATCCCGACCTCGACCCCAATGCCGCCGTCCGCATCCTCAACGACGTGTGGCGCCCGGGCGAAATGCAGCGCGGGAACTTCCTGATGGAGGTGTACCGAAACGGACTTCTGTCCCTTCCGCGATCTTGGTTTGGCCTTCAGTTGGTCAGCCCGGCGCTCACGCTTGGCGTTGAGGGTTTGCAGAAACTGTCGGCAGCCGGAATCCGTGGCGACATGCTGACATCCGTGGAAACGCTACGCAACCTGCCTCGCATGCTCAACAACATGCAGCACGGTCTTCGCTTCGGAGCGCGCACGTTCGTGTCCGAATCTCCGACCTTGATGCCGCACGGAACTGGCATCGTGCAGGACACGTTTGTCCCTGCCATCCACTCTGATCAGGACAACATCCTTGGCAACATGATCAACGTCGCTGGTCGCGGAGTTCGACTGCCGTCTACGTTCATCGCAAGCATTGACGAGTTTTGGAAGCAGGCGACTGCGCGCACGGAGATGCAGAGCACCCTGTATCGACGGCTTATGCAGGAGCGCATGACCGCAGCAGGCGTGACCGGATGGCGAGACACGCTTGCTTTCATGCGCGCAAACCACCGCGCCGTTTCGCAGGAAGCGGACGCGATGGGCCAGCGCTACATCCGCGACGGAGCGATTCGCGACAGGACGATGATCGGTCGCGAGGCGATGAACGATCCTCGAATCTCTGCGGAGCAAGACCCGCTGCGTCGCGCGTCGATGATGCACGACTACATCAACCAGCATTGGACGGAAGATCAGGCTAGAACGACGCAAGGAATCGCGGAAGCAGCCAACAGGCAGTCGTACACCGAGCCGATTCCCGGCCTTGGCGGCGCAGTTCGTCATCACCTCCAGCAACATTGGTGGATGCAACTCATTGTGCCGTTCTACACGGCGCCCATGAACATCCTTCGTCGCGCTTGGGGATACCTGTCAGCACCAGCCATGATGGGCGGCGACGTCGCTGTTGGACTTGCAACCGAACGACGATTCCGGTTGAACCCCAACAGCAGGCTGTATCGCATGCACCATCAGACGATGATGGACATGGCTTCGGGCGATCCGGCGCGCATCTCTCGCGCGCAGGGTCAGGTTCTTGTCGGCATGACGATGCTTGGAACCGGATACGGCCTGTTCCAAGACGGTCGTATCACGGGAGCCGGGCCTGCTGATCCCGAGCAGCGTCGCATGTGGCAGCAGAGTGGACGTCGTCCGTACTCAATCAAGATGGGCGACAGGTGGTACGCCTACAAGAAACTCGACCCGTTCGGCATGCTTCTTGGGTGGGTTGCCGACTACCACGAACTCACGTCGGGCATGTACGAGAACGACGAAGAAGACGTGATCGGGCCTGCAACAGCAATCGCGTATGCGCTTACGACGTCGACCATCAACAAGTCGTACATGCAGACGCTCGACATGCTGCTTGAAGCCAACGACGATCCGGTCAAGATGGAGCGCGTGATGGCACGCATGCTTATGACCATCAACCCGGTGACTGGCCTTGGCTCAAGCCTTCAGGCTGGCACGCTTGCAGCGGGCGATCCGTACGCGGTCGATCCGATGAGCGGGGTCAAGGCAGACGAGGGTCTTGGCAAGGAAGTCGAACTGCTGCTCAACGAGATGCGAGCCAAGAGTTGGTGGGGAACCACCGCTGGCGGTCGCGACGTCATGTCTCGTCGGTACAGCGCGCTTGGCGAACCGATCAAGACGTTCGATCCTGCGCAGGACTACCCGTGGGCCGATCTTGTTTCTCCGGTTACTTCGAGCGCGGTTGCCAACGATCCTGTCGTCGAGGCAATGATTGGCATGCCTCACATTTGGCGCTCGACGCCGCCCAACAAGAACGGAGTCAACCTCAAGCAGGTTCGCATTCCGCAGACCAAGCGGACTGCATACGACCTGTACAACGAGCAGATCGCGACGGTGCTCATGCCGTTCCCGATGGGCGACGGCACGTCGAAGAAACTGACTCTTCGTCAGGCTCTATCGCACATCATCGAAGGCAAGGGCGCCGAAGGAAGGATGTTCAAGTCGTTCACGGACACCAACCCGGAGAACTACCCGGGCGAGAACCCGCCCGACATCTCCATGTTTGTCCGCGTCATCGAACGCTACCGCACCGCCGCTTGGACGCAGACGCTGGTTTCCAGCCCTGAACTTCGATCCGTGTTCGACGAACAGCGCAACTCCCTGATTGAATCGAAGAAGAAGGACGCTGCTCGCATCAACGCAAACAGAAACTCCGAACTCGAATCAGCCGTGGAGGCGGCAAGCCAATGAGCGACGTGATGCGTGACATGGCAGATCAGTTCGACCGCGCCCTGCTCAAGGTGCTGAAGGATGGTCGCACCATCATCGGCCCTGACGGCGAAGAGCGGAACATCGACGCCACGGCTGCTGACCTGAACGTGATCCGGCAGCGGCTCAAGGACTGCGGCATGACCGTGACCGCAGAGGAAGCCAGCCCGATCAAGAACATCGTCGAAGAGATGCGCAAGCGTCAACTGCGCATCGGCACTCCGGTAGCCAACGATGACAGGGAAGCGGTGTGACCAAGGAATCGCAGGAACTCGAACAGTACATCTCTCGACTTGTAGATGACTTCCCGTTCTTCTGCGAGGAGTTGTGGGTCGCCGTCGGCCTTCCAAAACTTGCCAAGCATCAGCATCAGATTGGCGACTGGTTGCAACGTGGGCCGCGACGCCGTGGCGTGCGAGCGTTCCGTGGTGCCAGCAAGACGTGGGTGACGCTGGCATTCTGCCTGTGGCGCCTATTCCGCAACCCGAACGAGCGGATCATGCTAGTGTCGAAGACGGAGAAGCACAGCCGCGATTCGCTGTACATGGTGCGTTCGTGGATCGACAAGGTTCCGTGGCTGGCGCACCTGTCGCCGCAGCGGACGGAAGGTCACCGCGACAGCGCAACCCAATTCGACATCGCGACGGCGCCGTCAGACCGCGTCGCGTCGTTCAGCGCATACGGCATCGGCGGTCAGATCACAGGTGGCCGCGCCACCATGATCATTGCCGACGACGTCGAGACAAGTCAGAACACCCTGACGCTCGACATGCGCCAGCGCTTGCGCGAGGAGGTCAAGGAGTTCGAGAACATCCTGATCCCGGGCGGCGACATCATCTTCCTTGGCACGCCGCACCATGAGGAGACTTTGTACGACAAGTTGGTCGATGGCGGATACGTGTTCCAGTCGTGGCCCGCGCGCTACCCGAAAGCCGACGAACCCGTGCCATCGCTGGCAGAAGCGATGAAGAAGGAACTCGAATCGGGCGTCAGGTCGCCGGGCGATTGCGCGTGGCCGGAACGGTTCGACAACGAAGACCTGCTGGAACGCGAGGCGGCAGAAGGCCGCAGCACGTTCGCGATGCAGTACATGATGATCACGCACCTTGGGGAGGGGAACCGATACCCGCTCAAGTTGCGCGACGTCATCGTGTTCCCCATCGCCAAGGACAAGGCTCCGGTCACGATCAGTTGGGGCATGACCAACGACCACGGTCGGAGCACGCGGTGCGAGGACATCCCGTCGCTTGGATTTGGAGTGGACGCCTACCACGCGCCGATCTTTTGGGACAATGAGTGGGCCGGGTACACCGGATGCCGCATGTGGATTGACCCGTCGGGCAAGGGCGCCGACAAGACCGCTTACGCGATTGTTGCACACCTGAACGGCTACCTGTGGGTCAAAGCCGTCGGTGGATTTGACGGCGGGTATGAGCAGGAGGTGCTGGATGGGCTGGCCTACCAAGCCCAGTTGCACGGCGCCGGGATCATCCACGTCGAAGACAACTTCGGCACGGGCATGTTTGCCCGGCTGCTGGAACCCGTGGTCGCCAAGCGCCGGAAGGAAGGCGACGGCTGGGGCGCCAGCATTGAACCCGTGCGCGTGAGCGGTCAGAAGGAACTGCGGATCATCACCACGCTTGAGCCGCTGTTCAATCAGCACCGGATCGTCTTCCATCCCGAGGTCGCGCGCAACGATTCGTTGCAGCGCCAGTTGACGCGGATCACCCGGATGCGCAACTGCCTTCGGCATGACGACGAGATCGACGCGCTGGCGATGTGCTGCAAGATGTGGCAGGACGAAATGCAGACCGACCCACTTGCGGCTGCCGACAACGCCAAACTACGATGGTTCAAGCGGCAACTTGACGAGCACATGGAGGCATCGGGAATGTTCCCGTCAAGGCCGCGATGGTTCAAACACTAGGAGGATGAATGGCAGCACCGCTTCATTGGCTCGCGCAGATGAGCCTTCAGTCTTACGACACGCGAACCGCCCTTGGGTGGCAGGCGATGAACGGCAAGTCGCTCCGTCGTGACGATGGATCGTTCGAGCATCGCATCCCCGGTGGCGTTCTTGAGGGGCTGGTGCTCCAGCGCAAGTGGAACCCCGACTTCAGGTCATCAATCCAACGCGACGCGCAAGACGGGCTGATGCCGTTCACCGACAGGCAGGGCAACATCTTCACCCTGCCGCCATCGGACTCTCGCACCAAGAAGATGACGCCAATGGAGTTCTGACATGCCACAGAAGTACGGATACAACGACAAGCCTGTTGTTCAGATCAGCAAGCCCGAAATCAAGAAAGCCATGAAGAAAAAGAAGGCCGGGAAGAAGCGGGGCCGCTGATGCCTCGCACCTTCACGTTCACGCCCGAACTGACGTACATCAACTCCCGGTCGCCGGGAGTGACCTATGAGTCGGCGGTTACGGCGCAGGTTCAGGGAGCAGACGCTACGGCACGAACCACGCGCGGGCTGATGTACCCAAAGGACGCCGACGCCAACCTGATCAGGCGGCTCAAAGCCGTGTACCGGGTCTTTGCCGTGCTCAACGCGACCAGTTCGGATTCTTCCGGCGGCCTGTTCAGCATCGACTCTTATGCATGCATATACAACTCGTATCAGATCAAGGTGCCGACGTGGAACCAAGCGGCCACGGTGTTGCCTTGGATCGGTGGGTCGTGGCATGAAGCGTCGAGGCAGATCAACAACGTCGCAGACGGTGTCCCGGTCACACACGTGCACCAACTGACCAAGGTCACGCAGTTCGCGGCTCGAAAGGCTGGCGACTGGCCTGCGACGTACGTGATGAAGTATTCGTACGAAGGCGGCAACTTCGGCACGGCCAACACCATCTACCACAGCGACAACGCAACGGTGACGGCCAACAGGCCGACGCTCAAACTGACGCTTGGCATCCAGCCGATGCGCAGCAGGCCAAGCGGCATGTACCGAGGTTTCAGGCGTTCCTGAAAACACAGCGCCCGGGATCGGCTCCGGGCGCTGCGCATGGGGAAAAGATGATGGACACCCTATCGGGCGACAGGCGTCAGGTCAAGGCCCAGTACCCGTAGACGCACCGAGTTCCGGCTCGCGACGGGTCGTGGGTATCGTTGATGATGCCGTTGATGACGGCGACGTAGTGCTTGCTGACGGCCACGACCAACTTGCCGTCGGGCAACTCGCCATCGCGCAGGTGCACCTTGCAGCCCTGCCCGACCAGCATCGTCGGCACCCAGCGGAACCCCAGCGACGCCATGTAGTCCCTGAACCACTTGCGGCTGGTGTTGACGCCGTCGCGGGCGCTCGACTGCCGATTGCCGCCCTTGGTGACTCGCTGGGCACGACAGCCAGCCGACAGGGCGTCGTAGACCTCGCGGTAGGAGCGACCCGACGCAATGGCAACCGACCGCACCACGCAGTCGCCAGCCGTCCCGCTGTACCCGGCAGCCGCGCGGCCACCGTCTGTAATGAACACTCTCATGCTGAACCTCCGGTAGGGGTTTCGACCACCAGCACGCTGCTGGTTGTACGGTGATCATACAGCATGTCCACGCTGCTGTCAAGTGGCAAAAATGCAAGATTCGTTCACCGTCACGTAAATAGGGAGATGGGGTGAGCGAGCAGCAGCGAGCGAACCCCCAACCCAGCCCAACGCCCGTCCCGATGTGCAACGCATTGCACAGGGGTGACAGGGAGGGCGGTGGGGTAGGAAGGTCGGAATGTTAGGTGCACGGACTTATGAGAGGTGGTACGTAGTACGTCCCACACCCCAGCCCCCCCGCGCCCCCCGCCTCGCGCGCGGGCACCCGCGAGCGCGACGCGCACGCACGCACACGCGACGCGCGCACGCGACGCGCCCACGCGACACGCGCGCATGACGCGCGAGCGACGCCCGGCGAGTCGTGCCGGGACTCGCACCGGGTCGACGGGCACGCCGCAGCGCCGCACGTCGTCGACCTGCCCGCCGGGCGCCCGGCCCGGCCCGCACGTGCGACGCACGCACGTCGCCCCGGACGTCCAGCCCCCAGCACGCTGCACGCTCGCATGCTGCCCGCAACCGCAGCACGGGACGATTGTGCACAATCTTTCACCTTGCCGCTTGACAGCACCCGATGCATGGCGTATCGTCACCGTATGCCCAGCGTGTGCTGGGCCTCGCAACCCTACCGGAGCCTGCACCATGATCAGCACCTACCTCGACCACTCGACCCAGTTCAACCCCGCCAACGTCGCGAACGGCACCGCCTACCGGATCGACTGCGACCCGGGCAGCGACCGCAGCGCGCACTACCTTGGCGATGACCGCACGGTGGCGCCCTACTGGGTCGAGGCCCAGCGGGCGCTGGTGTTCGCGACGCACGACGACGCCGTGGCCTACGCCCGCGCCCGGCTCGAAGGCGAGCATGCGCAGTACAACCGCGCGCCGCAGTCGCGGCCCGGGCTGGGCTGGCGCGTCGAGCAGTTCGACTACACGCGCGGCATCGTCGACGGCGACGTCGACCCGGCGATGGGCGACCTCGAACGTGCGCAGATGCTGGCGACGTTCGCGCGGAACCACGGCGTGGCGGCCTATCCCGTGGTGCGCGCTGGCGGCACCTACGTGGCCGTGCAGTCGTCGGCCACGTTCCGATGGTCTGACGACGTCGGCGTCACCGTCGACCACGTCGACGTGGTGCCCGCCACGTGGCGCGACGTGCGCCAGCACATGGGCTACTGACGCCAGCACGCCAGCCGTCGACCACGCGGGCGCCCTTCGGGGCGCTCGCTGTCGTTTGGTGCCGATAACGAGAAAGTGCACAATCTTTCACAATCTTGCACGCTGGGCCTTGCGTGCAGCCGACTGATACCGTAAGTTCACCGTATGCCCAGCACGTCGCCGGGCGCCCAACCCCTACCGGAGTACACCACAATGCCAACCGCACGCGCCAAGTCCGAACGCTTCGACCTGTACCAGCACGTCACCGACGCCGTCGTCGCCGC